TGGAGTGCGCCGCTCTCAGCCAAATGAACAGCCAGAACGGGAAGTAATGTCCAACGAAGCGACAATCCTCCGCATCAGGGCCCAGGTTGAAAACCTGGAGGGATTGAATCGCGCACGATCTGCGGTAAGAAATTTTGCTACCGAATCAAAAGCTGCCAGCAATGATCTGGGCAAGCTACGTGGAATGTTTAAGGAGTTGGGTGCTGAGTCACTTCGCTCTGTTAATAATCTTAAGAACTATCGCGCTGGCCTAGACGCCTTGCGTCAGTCTGCTGAGATTGGCAGCACAACGTTTAACGAGCTGACGCTTGAGATTAAGCAGCTTGATGGTGAGCTTGGGGCGCTGCAAGGCAAGCAAAACGATGTAACGCAGGGATTCAATCGGATCACCCGTGCAACCAATGCTGCCGCCGCAGCGCAACGCAGCTACAACGGCTTGATCCGTAACCCAATGACTGGGGCATATGGAATGCCACCAGTTCAAGTGCCAATGGGTGGAAGGTTGTTGCCACCTGCGCAAGGGTTTGATTTTTCTGCACAAGACGCACGCATCCAAGCTCAAGTCGCTGGGGCATCTGCTCAATCGGCTAGGGAAGCACGCCGGGCGCAGAAGATGCAAGGTTTGGCTGAATATGCTGACACAACAATTGGTGCAAGAGATCCACGCACTGGCGCAGTAATTGCTGGTGGATACGGACCATTTATGGGTGTTGGGACTCAATACGCACAACCCATTGGTCCACAACCTGCTGCCAAGGCGGCTCCGGGACGTTATGGCGGCAGAGCGGGCATTGCTCGCGGGTTAGGTGCTGCTGCTGCTGGCGGCATTTTTGGTGGCCCTGAGGGTGCTATTGGCGGCATTGCAGGCTTTGCCCTTGGCGGCCCCGTCGGCGCGCAGGTGGGTGCCACTGTTGGCGCCACAGTTGGCATTGTGCGGCAAGCTATTGGTGCAACCGCTACTTATGCGGCTGAGCTTGAAAAGCAACGAACAGCTTTGCGTCAAGTTATTGGGTCTCAAGATGGTTACAATCAATCATTAAAATTTGTCAGCCAAACCAGCAAAGAGCTGGCAATCCCACAAGATATAGTTCTTAAAAATTTTACACGTTTGTCTGCTTCTGTAATTGGAGCTGGCGGCAATGTAAAGGATGCCGAACAAGCTTTTAAAGGAATTTCCGCAGGCATCCTTGGAACAGGTGGCAGTCTTGAAAATCTTGATGCTGCATTGCTTGCAACATCACAAGTATTCAGCAAAGGCAAAGTAAGTGCCGAAGAATTGCGCGGTCAAATTGGCGAGCGTTTGCCTGGTGCATTTACGTTGTTTGCGGAATCAATGAAAAAAACTCCGCAAGAATTGGATAAAATGTTGCAAGAGGGTAAGGTTTCCCTTACTGATTTTCAAACATTTACTAAGGCTTTGTTTGACCGCTATGGAGAAGCCGCAAAAATTATTGCAAGCAGCCCGGAAAATGCAGGCAATCGCCTTAAGACAACACTTGCAAGTTTGTCTGAAAGCGTTGGCACATTGTTAAAACCAATTGGCGCCGCATTCCAAAATACTTTTTCGTATGTAGCTGAAATTATTGATGCGGCTATCCGCAAATTAAACGCATTTTTAAAGTTGGATCCTACTGGCAGGAAGGCTTCGCTTAAAGCTCAAATTGCAGCAGATGAGAAATTGTTGGCTGGGTACAAGCAAGGCCAAGCAAGTATGTCCGAAGCAGAAAAAACAAAATTTGCCAAAGCAATGAATGCTCCACTGGAAGCTAGGCTTTTGGCTAACAAGACAATGCTTACGGCATTGGGCACTCCATTCCGTGAACCTGGCAAAGGATTGGGGTTGACCGGTGGCGGCGGTGATGGTGAATCTGCCAAAGAAAAAAAAGCTAGGGAAGCTGCTGCCAAACGTGAAAAAACACGGCAAGAGCGGATTCTTGATCAGCAAAAAGCATTTGCAATTGATCTTCGCAAGTTGCAAGAATACATTGTTGACATTCAAAACAAGGGCGCTATTGCCGTTGCCAAGCCGCTAGATGCAATCTACTTACAATATGTTGCAAATACCGACAAAATTGCAAAAGATCGCAATCGTCTTACGGACGTGTTGCAAAAACGGATTGATGCTATGACCAAACTTGGTGCAGAGGTCGATCCCCAGAAAGCAAAAGAATTTAGGCAAGCGCAAGACCAAGTACAAGCTGAAACCATGAAGCTTGCACAGGGCGAATTTGGCACGGCAGTCTTTGAGCAGATGTCTGAAGTGGCGGCTGGTTTTGATGATGCAGCGAAAAGCGCACAAAACTATGCAACCGCCTTGCGTGATTCCACCAATGCTGGCGCAGGTTTCCGTGAAGGCGCCAATTCATACGTAGACACACTTGGCACACTCCGCACTGCAACTAGTAATTTGGCGCAGCAAGGATTTCAATCTCTTGGTGATGCAATTACTAACCTTGCTATCACTGGTACTGCTAACTTCCGTGAATTTGCAGTTGGAATTCTTAAAGCAACTGCGCAAATGATTATTCAACAATTTGTTCTTAAAACAATTATGCAAGCAATTGGTTTTGTTGGATCCAGCGCAGCTTCTGCTGTGCCTGCTCCTACTGGCTCATTTTTTCAATCAATGGGTACCGGTTTTGATAATTCTCTTGGTGCTGGAGCCACTGGATCATTTGGCCTTGGTTCTCAATTTTCTGTTGGCAGCGTTTTTGGTGGAGGCAAAGCTGCTGGTGGCCCTGTAACCGGTGGTACAACCTACTTGGTTGGCGAGCGTGGTCCCGAACTGTTTATGCCAGGGCGCAACGGCACAATTGTTCCCAATGGGGCCATGGGTGGCACCAACGTTACGGTCAACGTAGATGCAGGTGGCACTAGCGTTGAAGGCGACCAAGCGCAGGCCAAGCAATTGGGGGTTGTCGTTTCGGCTGCTGTTCAGGCAGAATTGGTGAAGCAACAACGGCCAGGCGGCCTGCTCGCTGGTACTCGACGCTAATGGCTGTTTTCGATGATGCAACTGTAGGAGTCGCCGCAGGGCAGACCACGCCTGACTTTGGGGCACAGCGCAAAAGCGAACCCAAGGCGCGAACGGTTGCTTTTGGCGATGGCTACGAGCAACGCCTTACGGTTGGCCTGAATCAAAGTCCTAAGGTTTGGGACCTGACTTGGAGCGCAAAAAGCAATACGGTGTCAGCGGCCATCGAAGCGTTTTTTGAGGCTCGTGGCGGGGTCGAGTCATTTGACTGGACACCATTGACTGAAGTAACATCGTACAAGTTCGTGGTTGCATCCTGGAATCGTCAGTTTGAATACGCAGACATCTGCACGATTACAGCAACCTTCCGACAAGTTTTTGAACCTTAAATTCTGACCCCATGAGCACCATTGTCACCCGGTCCGGCAAAGGCAGCCCGCTGACCCACACCGAAGTTGATTCCAACTTCACGAACCTGAACACCGATAAGGCTGGGTACATCACTGGCGAGGGTGGCACCGTAACACAATCCACCAGCAAGGCAACGGCCGTCACGCTTAACAAGAAGTGCGGGCAGATCACGATGCACAACGCATCACTGGCAGCCGATACCACGGTGAGCTTCACACTGACCAACACCACCATCGTGGCAACCGATCTGCTGGTGCTCAACCACGTCAGCGGCGGCACTGCTGGATCGTATTTGCTGAATGCTCAAGCAGGAGCCGGATCAGCTTCCATCAACGTTCGCAACATAACTGCTGGTTCTCTGGGTGAAGCAATTGTGATTAGCTTTGCAGTCATCAAGGCTGTAACTGCATAATCAATGGCATACGTCGTAACCGGCTATTGGCTCGCTGGTTACACAACTAGCGACAGCACCACTGAGGTAGCCAGTGCATTACAGGCGATTGCACCTGGAGCACTGATTGAATTGTTTCAGCTTGAGCTGAACGTAGCCCAGCACGGTGTTGCTGAAACGTATTACTTCCACGCTGGAACAAACGCCGACGATTACAGCGAACTGGTTTGGGATGGCCAGCCGTACATGGCGCTGCCGATTGAAATAGAAGGTTTTGAGTACAGCGGCCAAGGAACGTTGCCGCGCCCCAAGTTACGCATCAGCAATCTGATGGGCACCATTACAGCGTTAATTTTGACGCTGCCAGAAGGTTTAGAGGGTGCCAAATTTACACGGATTAGGACACTGGGTCGCTTTCTTGATGCGGCAAATTTTAGGTCAGACGAATACTTGCTAACGGAAGACAGTTTTGCATTGATGTATGAAAACGACACGTTTATCTATCAAGAAGTTGGCAATCCGTATGGCACGCCAGATCCTTTAGCTATATTTCCACTGGAAGTGTATTTTGTGGATCGCAAATCAGCAGAGAATCGCGACGTAGTGGAGTTTGAGCTGGCCAGTGCTTTTGATATGGCTGGTGTTAGGGCACCCAAGCGGCAGTGCATCACCCGTTGCCAGTGGGTTTATCGCTCGGCTGAGTGCAGCTACACCGGCACCAATTACTTCAACGTCAGCGATGCGCCTGTTGGTAACGCAAGTGAAGACGTATGCGGCAAACGGGTTGATAGCTGCAAAGCACGGTTTGGCCAGAATGCCGAATTGCCCCACGGGGGATTTGTGGGCATCGGCAGCTACTTCGCATGACTTGGCTAGACGCTGCATTGGAACATGCGGTGGCTGAGGATCCCCGCGAATCATGCGGTGTGGTCGTGGTAATCAAAGGCCGCGAACGCTACTGGCCATGCCGGAACCTTGCCACGCAGCCTAAGCAGATGTTCGTGCTGGATCCCGAGGATTACGCTGCCGCCGAGGATGCTGGCGAAATTGCCGCGATTGTTCACAGCCATCCGGTCACAATGCCACTGGCCAGTGAAGCCGACAAGGTGGCAGCCGAGGCCAGTGGTTTGCCGTGGCACATCGTCAATCCCAAGACCAAGGCATGGGGCACCTACACACCATGCGGTTACCGCGCTCCGCTGATTGGTAGGCAATGGGTGTGGGCCGTGCAAGATTGCTGGACACTGGCGCGTGATTGGTACGCCGAGAATGGTATTGCGTTGCGTGACTGGCAACGACCAACAGATCCAGCCGACTTTCTTGCCGCACCCATGTTTGACGGCTGCTGGGCTGCAACTGGATTCCGTGAGCTGCAAGAAGACGAGCAGCTTGAACGTGGTGACTTGTTGCTGATGTCAATCAATGCCCCAGGCTTGAACCATTGCGCGGTCTACATTGGCGATGGGATGGTGCTGCATCACATCCAAGGTCGCCTGAGCAGCAGGGACATGTATGGTGGATGGTTGGCTAAAGTAACCGGAAGGAGGTTGCGTCATGCTCCGTAAGATCAAGCTCTACGGGCAGTTGGCCAAGTTCATTGGCAGGCGTGTGCTCGAAGCAGACGTGGCAACTGCGGCTGAGGCAGTGCGAATGCTGGTGGCCAATTTCCCCGGCCTCGAACAGCACATGGCCGAGCAGTATTACCGCGTAACGGTTGGCACCTACGACTTGGGGCTAGACGAGATCCACGATCCAGCCGGACAGCAGGACATCAAGATCATGCCGGTTGTTGCTGGTGCTGGTGGAGGATTTGGCAAGATATTGGCAGGTGTCGCTCTAGTTGCTTTTGCAATTGCATTTGCTCCAGCAGCCGCTGGATTTCTTGGCGCTGGTATGGCCGCAGGCGGATCAGCTTTTACTCTAGGTGCCGCTGCATCTGTAGCCATTGGAAGCATTGGCGCCAGTCTTGTTCTTGGCGGCGTCGCACAATTACTAACACCAGTTCCCAAAATCCCACAGGGTCCAGACACTGTTGACGATCCACGCAAGACCGCTAACTTTTCCGGCATCCAACAAACATCCCGGCAAGGTGTGCCCGTACCTGCCGTCTATGGCCTGACGCTGGTCGGCAGCGTAGTCATCTCCGCTGGCACCGACACCGTGCAGGTGAAGGCATGACGATCATTGGTGCAGGTGGCATGGGTGGTGGCGGCAAAGGTGGTGGCGGTGGCAGCAGCCGTACACCAAGCACCGCACCAGACAGCCTTGATTCAAGGCAATATGCCAACGTCATTGACCTGATTTCCGAAGGCGAGATTGAAGGTTTAGCCGATGGCTTTAAGTCAATCTTTCTTAACAACACCGTCTTACAAAATCCTGACGGTAGCTACAACTTCCAAGACGTTACGATCTACACCCGCAACGGCACACAAAATCAAACTTACATTCCCTTAGGTGGTGGTGTTGAAGACGAGAAACCTGTTGGTTTGACAGTCGTTAAGGCGGTGCCTCAGGTTCGCACCATCACTGATGTTGATGTTGATGCAGTGCGCATCACCATTGCAATCCCATCACTCCAGCAAATTAACGCCACAAACGGCGACACATCTGGCACCAGTGTGCGGTTGCAAATTGCTGTTCAGTATCAGGGTGGTGGCTACACGACCAAGATTGACGACACCATCAGTGGCCGCACGGCAGATGAATACCGCAAAGATTATCTGATTGAGCTGGCACGACCAAACCCATCAGACATCATTGACATCAAGGTTACCCGCGTCACGGATGACAGCACCAATTCATTGTTGACCAATGCTTTTCAATGGAGCAGCTACACAGAAATTATTGATGCAAAATTAACCTATCCCAACAGCGCATTAGTTGGTCTTCGCGTTGACGCTGAGCAGTTCAGCAGCATCCCAACCCGCAGTTATCTGGTGAAAGGTATCAAGGTTCGGATCCCAAGCGGCACAACAGTTGACTCTGCAACTGGACGCATCATTTACCCAGAAAACTTTGTCTGGAACGGCACGTTTTCAGCAGCAACTTGGACATCCTGTCCCGCGTGGATACTTTTCAATTTACTGACCAGCACCCGCTATGGATTCGGCAATCACATCAGCGCAGCACAGCTTGACAAGTGGGCATTCTTTGCCGCCAGCAAATACTCCAACGGTTTAGTTCCTGATGGTTTTGGCAATTTAGAAGCCCGGTTCAGCTGTAATACCTCAATTCAAACCGCAGAAGAAGCGTACAAGCTGGTCAATGATCTGCTGTCCGTCATGCGCTGCCAGTCGTACTGGAGCACCGGCAGTTTAACTATCTCACAGGATGCACCATCTGATCCGGTGTATCTGTTCAACCAAGCCAACGTAACGCCCGAGGGTTTCAGCTACAGCGGCAGCAGCCTCAAGATCAGACCCAACGTGGCGGTGGTCAGCTACCTCGACCTCAACCTACGCGACACCGCCTACGAGGTAGTTGAAGATACCGACTCCATCGCCAAATATGGCGTGGTCAAATCCGAAATCAGCGCCTTTGCCTGCACCAGTAGGGGACAGGCTAACAGGATCGGCCGCTGGTTATTGTTCTCGGAGAGATTTGAGAAGGAAGTTTGCACCTTTGCATCCAGCCTTGATGCTGGTCAACAGGTGCGGCCTGGGCAAATCATCCTGATCTCAGATCCTGTTCGTGCTGGATCACGTCGCGCTGGTCGCATTGCAGCCGCAACAACTACCACAATCACAGTTGATAATTCTGCTGACACTGACCTCAGCATTGAAGGTGGCTCAATACTGAGCGTGATTCTGCCTGATGGAACCGTAGAGCAGCGTGAAATTTCAACGGTTGCAAGCAATGTGATCACTTTGCAAGCTGCATTAACTGCGGCCCCCAATGTCAACAGTATCTGGATTCTTGAAAGTCCATCACTCCAGGCATCTACCTGGCGTGTGCTGAGCATCAATGAGCAAGATGGCATCAACTATGGCATCACAGCTATTGCGCACAATGAAAGCAAGTACGCCTACATCGAGGATGGTGTGCCGCTTGAATTTAGGGACACTACAAATCTCAATGAGATTCCTGCGCAGCCAAGTGAGCTAGCCGTTATCAGCAGTGCTCAGTTTGGTGGTGGGACAAGTCCAGAGGTGCAGTATGAACTTAATGGACGCATCGCCGTCAAGATTACTTTTGGCTGGTTTGCACCGCAAGGCATCAAGAAGTTTCGTGTCAAGTATCGCTACGAAGACGACAACTTCACCACGGTCACTGTTCAAGGAACCACGTTTGACATTCTTGACGCCAAGACTGGTACCTATCAGATTCAAGTAAGCAGTGTCAGCTCAACTGGCATCTTGTTTAGTGAGCCAGCGCTGGCCGATTACACCGTGGCTGGTCTTGGTACCGCACCATCGGATGTGCAAAACGTCAGCGCAATTGCTACTGGTGAGGACATGGTCATCCTTACTTGGAAGCAGGCACCAGAACTTGATGTGCAAGTTGGTGGCCGCGTCATCATCCGTCACGATCCACGGGCATTAGCAACTGCTGAGTGGAACAGCAGCAATGACGTGGTGCAAGCTGTTGCTGGTAGTTCCACGCAAAAGCAAGTACCACTCTTGCCTGGCACTTACTTCCTGAAGTTTGAAGACTTTCTTGGCAACCGCTCTGTTATGGCAACAGGCGTTGAAGTGACACTGCCAGAACCAGAATCACGAGTCACTGCAAAACAATGGGCTGAAGAAGATCTTGCTACACCGTTCAGCGGAACAAAAACAAACTGCGCATATGACGCTGGTGAAACAGCTCTTCTGCTTACGCCAAATATTTACGTTTCACCCGATTACTGGGAGACAATTTATTGCGCAGGGGATTGCGGTGCTGAATATCAATTTGCAAACACCTTTGACCTTGGCGATGTGTATGACTTCAGGATCAGGCGCTATATCGTCAGTCGTCCGGTTGTTTTCTCGACGCTGTTTGATACTATAAGTGGCAATTTTGACAACCAGCCTGGGTTCTTTGATGGCACCGTGGCCGATGAAATCAATGTTGTGACATACGTGCGCACTACGCTGGATGATCCGGCTGGATCGCCGACGTATGGACCATGGACCGAATTTGTCAGCGGCATGATCCGTGGCCGTGGCGTTCAGGTCAAGGCCATCTTCACCACCGAGACGGAGCTGATCGGCGTTGCCATCGACGAACTTGGCGCAACCTTGGAGTTGACCCGGCGCGTAACTACAAGCCTGAACACACTGACCAGCAGTAGCAGTGCTGTAACCACCATCACCTTTGCCAATGCTTTTTACAAGGCTGTGACCGTTGGTGATCCGTATTACACCCTGCTGCCTAGTGTTGGTGTTACAGCATTGTCGATTGGAGCAAACACACATGCAGAAATCAC